GTGGATTGGAATAGACTTCTAACCGTCCCCAAGAATTGGAAAACGGATCGTACAATTGCCTGTGAGCCGGAAGGTAATCTTCCTCTGCAGCTGGCATTTGATGCATTTGTTAAGGTTAGACTGAAGAGATTCGGTATCGACCTCCGTTCCCAATTGCGCAATCAACAACTTGCACTACAAGGCTCTATCAAGGATGATGTTTCTACCCTTGACGGAGAGATGGCATCAGATACGGTTGCATATAATGCAGTCGCCTGGCTATTTCCTCCTGCATGGTTTAATTTTCTTGACCGTGTACGAACACCTTGTTACAAGCTCAATGGCATCGGTGAGGCCATTCCCTATCAAAAGTTTTCTTCAATGGGAAATGGTTCCACGTTCTGTATTGAGACGTTGATATTCGCGTCTGTTTGTCATGCCGTTGGTGCACCCGTCTATTCGGTGTATGGGGATGATATTGTTTGTTCCCGTGCATACGCAGATGACGTGATTCACCTTCTTCGCTTCTTGGGCTTTAAGATGAATGTCGCGAAGACATACATCTCAGGTCCTTTTCGCGAGTCCTGTGGAGTCGATGCCTATCACGGCGTTGACATCACTCCTGTCTATATGAGATACGTTGATGGGCGTAAAGCAACAATGTCCCATTGCGTGAACTCATTTCTCAGGATCGCTTCACCAGGCGGCCAGTTGGCTGCGCTTATGTACTCAATTGTGCATGAGTTTAAGCTGCCTTTTGTACCGCTTAATGGAGACTCATGTTCAGGCGTGTGGATTTTGCCTGAGTTAGCACATGAGATGAGGAGGCTCCGATGGAATCGAGCAACCTTCAGCTGGCAGTATCGGGCTTTTAAGCCGAAAACGCTAGCGAGGCCATTCAAGTTCATCAGGGGGTATTATCTTTGGTTCTTGGCGAAAGCCAATCAAGTCCGATTCGCTGATCCCTATTTGGCGATCAAGAAGTTGGATATGAGTTACGCTGATGCTATCAAGCGAGACGAACCTGGAGAAACCGTGACATCAGCTTGCACACTTTTTCAGCATTCATATGTGCGAAAGTGGGTGGGTTTCTTTAAACCTCGGACGATCCCGCAACACCTTTATTGGTGGAGCGAACTTATTGAGCGTGAATACCCTCTAT